GTTATAGAGACTATACTTGCTATGGATAATAAAACCACAATTGATTCTGTTTTTGACGCTAGTAAAGCTATGACAGACGCTTATCAATTTAAAAATTTAGGAATACCTGACGATCCTTACACTAGAGCTCAAGAGTCCATGCAATTTCAATCAGGCCCAAATCCTTTTGGATTTTACGGGGCATTACCTTATATAGGATAATAAACTAAATGATTACTGATCAATCTATTTTTGGATATGACTCAGAGTTTTTCTCTATAGAGCCTAGTGTCGAGGCAAAGCAGATGTCAACACTTATGGCACAAGAGGGCATGAGAGTTCCCGGAGAAGCTCCTCCTCAAGAAGCAGCCAACGGCCCCGCTTCTGGTGTCATAGGCGGCGAGAACGCCACCCCTGCTGAAACAGTCGCTGACGACATCCCTATGGATGTTCCTGAAGGGTCTTTTATCATTAACGCTGCCGCTGCAGAGGTAGCAGGATATGGTGATATCAAGACAATGATTATGGATGCTATTGGCGTTGCTCGTCGTCTTGGTGTTGAGATATCTACAGGTGACGAGCAGGTAAGTGACGAAGAGGCAGTTGATCTGCTCGTGTCAAAAGGCGAGGTCTACATCGAACCTACTCTCGCAAAGATTATCGGCTACGACGTATTCGAAAAGATTAACAACAGAGGTAAACGTGAAGTAGCCCGCCGCCAGCAAGAGGCTGAAGCTAAACAACAACAAGAACCGCAGCAAGCTCCCCAACCACAGATGGCGCAAACGGGTGGGTTTATAGCTAACGAAGATTCACCTACTCCGCCTTCTCCAAACGTCGAAGACCCACCTGACCGACCTCCCCCAGATATGAATATGGAGCCGGAACTTCCCTCTAGTCCTCCTGTTCCTGATGAAATTGAAGAAAGAGCTAAGACAGCAAATGATAATTTGCATGACTTTCTCGTCAGTGCATTTAGAAAAGAAAAATATGAGAAATTAGTCTATGATGGCCCATTTAAAATTAAAAAATTTAAGAAGAACCATGTAGAGGATTACAGAGGTACTCTTAATAAGTTTCGCATGGAACAAGCTATGAAAGATTGGTTTGATGATAATCCTGAATTAGCGAATGATCTTTTAAAGGGGCATAACCAGCGATATCGTAATTCTCCAGAATATCAATTAAAAGATACTTTTTTTAGTAGCGGTCTAACTAAACTAAGAGGTGCACTTGAAGACCAGTATGACTCTGCTGCTTATTTTCTTTCTGGACTGCCCATCGCACAGAATAAAGCGAAGCTACAAGCGTTACGAATGACAGGTGAGGGCTATAGTTATTCTGAAATACCGTCTATCTTGTCAAAGGAAGGTAGGGTTACAGATTTCGATCCTAGACTTTTCAGTAGAAAACCCCTAATAAATCCAGAAACAGGTAAAGAATACGTTGAAAAACAAGGCGGCGGATTCGTAAAAAAAAAGTTCGCTGACGGTGGAGAAACAAGACAAGAGTTTCCCGACTACATAAAAAAGTATTTTATGCCAGAGATTGATTATCATCTAGAAACTATCAGAAGTAAAACTGTCGCACGAAATCAATACGGTGAACCTACAACTGCTTATACTGAAGGAGTGAGACGAGGAGATAAAATATACGAAATACCCACTTACGACAGAAAAGGTGGCATTTTATCTCGCGCAGAAGTTGAGGCTTCTTTAGACAGTTACATAGAAAAGTATGGTGACTTCGGTATCCCTCAAAGTGAGTATAAGACTTTAATGGAAGAGAAAGAAGCATTTAAAGAAGAACTGTATAGTAAAGACAATAGATTTAAAGTTCCCGAAGACGCTATTACTCAAAAAATAGTTCTTCCAGAAAAGAAGCAACAGGATTCTAGGGGATTCATCCCCAAGAAATAGGACAGCTACCCGTAGCCAACGGCCCTGTCTATATCACTAACCGAAGCAGCTACCCGTTATAGGCCCTGCAAAAGAGGTAAATTATGGCAAAAGTAAAAGGCCACCGCGCCAACAAACCAAACGATTCCTTTGGAACAATCAACAATTCAAATCTTTATCGCGGAGCATACAAAGAAGACGTATACAAAGATGATGAAGATGAAGCTGTATTAGCAGATCAAGAAACAACTGACCCCTCTGAAGAGGCTACTCAGGATAGTGGATTTACTGCTAAATCTAAAACAGATGACGTAGACTACAAGAAACGATATGACGACTTAAAACGTCACTACGATGCGAAGCTGGCAGAGTGGAAAGACGAAAAGGAAGAACTCGCTTCTCAAGGTATGGAGTCTCCAGAATTAGATGTTTTAACACGACTTAAAGCTCCAAAGAGCATGGAAGAGTTAGAACAATTCAAGGCTGAATATCCGGACGTTTACGGGATTGTAGAAACAGTATCTGCTCTACAAGCGGACAACACAACAGCTGAACTTCGTAATGAAGTTGAGAGGTTGCGTGAACGTGAGCAAGATATGGAAGTTCAAAAGGCTTACCAAGAATTACTTAGATACCACGAAGATTTTGATGAACTTCGTAACGATGATAAGTTTCTCGGTTGGCTAGATGAGCAACCCGCTACTCTTAGTGACGGTATTTACAAGAACAATACCGATGCGAAGATGGCAGCACGTGTTATTGATTTATACAAAGCTGATGTTGGTTTGACTAAAAAAACCAGAAGCAAATCCAAAGCATCTGCAGCTGATTCTGTTACCACACGTAAATCTCGTGAGGTAAACGTAGAGGCAAACGGTGGAGAAAAAATTTGGAAAGCATCTGAAATAGGCCGCTTGAAACCCCATGAGTTTGAAGCTATTGAAGCTGAACTCGACAAGGCTAAAGCAGAAGGGCGTATTGATCTTAACAATTAACCCATAAACCATTTAGAAGGAATAATAAAATGGCTTTTAGTACTTCAGCAGGTTATGGAAATTTGCCTTCTGGCAATTTCACACCTGAAATCTTTAGTCAAAAAGTTCTAAAATTCTTCCGTCGTGCTTCGGTAGTTGAAGATATTACAAATACTGATTACGCTGGAGAAATTGAAAATTTTGGCGACACGGTTCGTATTATTAAAGAACCAACTGTCACAGTGTCTTCGTACACTCGTGGTTCCGTCGTAAACCCACAAGATTTGGCTGACGATCAAATCACTATGGTCGTTGACCAAGCAAACGCTTTTGCGTTTAAAATCGACGACATTGAGGAACGTCAATCGCACGTAAACTTTGAAGCTCTTGCCACCTCATCCGGTGCTTTTGCTCTGAAGCGTAAGTATGATGCGACTGTTCTTCAAGCTATCTCCGATGGTGCAGGTATTGCTGCGTCTGCCGTTAGTGGCACGACTCTCACTACTACTGCAGCTGCAGGTGATATTGGTACAGCTAACGCTCCAATCAACGTTGAAACAAACGATGCTGGTATTAACATGATGCTGGCTATGGCTCGTCTTCTTGACAATGAATCTGTCCCAGAAGAGAACCGTTGGTTCGTTGCACCTCCTATCTTCTACGAGAAAATGTTCCAAGCTGGGGGCAAAATCGCAGAAGTACAAGTAACAGGTGACGATGTTTCACCTTTGCGTAATGGTCTTGTCATGAACGGAACTCTCGCGGGTTTCCGTTGTTACAAAACAACTGCGCTAAACAGCACAGGCGGTGTTGATCAGGTTACACTGACAGATGCCTCTGCTACATTGGCTACAGATGGCTCTGAGAATGTTGTTCTCGCAGGTCACATGTCAGCTACTTCTACAGCGTCTCACATCGCTAAAACCGAAGTGGTACGTTCAACCGAATCTTTCTCAGATGTCATTCGTGGTCTACACGTTTTTGGGCAAAAAGTTTTACGCCCAGAAGCTGTTGTTCGCGGTGTCATTGATTTCGCATAAGGGAGGATTAAAACATGGCTACTTATGATCGTACTATAACTGGTGGCGGGACTGTCGGACATCCCGGCAATATTGCCCGTCCATACGTGATTACATCACCTGTCTACGACGCAGTTGACAACACCTCTCTTGCGGGAGATGATGTTGTTAAACTCGTGGACCTTCCAGCAGACACAATTGTGATCGGCGGAACTCTAGAGGTTCTTGAAGCCTCTGGTAACGCTCAGATTACTTTAGATGTCGGTACTTCTACAGATGTTGATGCATTTGTTGATGGTGGCGCATCTAATGCTGCTGCTGATATCCAATTCAACCTAAAGGCTGCTGGCGGTAACCTCGTTACTTCAGCAGACTCTGTACAGGTAACTGTATTGGATGGTGGATCATCCGGCACAACTGCTCTGCGCTTCCGCGTACACGCAGTTATCGCTG